AAATATACCATTTATGTTTTATTCAATTAGGGCTTTCGCACTGAATCAGCAGAGTCAGACAGGAATGAATGATAATGAATGGATGGATGATGAATGATGATGAGGGAGAAAGAACTAAGGGAACAAAAAACAAGGGGTATATTTACGCTCTCAAACTTGAGAGTCAGCTTGTATCATTCTTGCGAGTCTCACATTTGATACACCATCCTGACTCTCATTCCTGCGACTCTCATCCGTGAGAAAGTTAGGTTCCGCCAATTTTCTTGATAGGTGGCAAGCCTAATTGCAAGCCTAATCTTTCGCACTTGCTAGGCTTAGAGCGTGCCAGTTAGCTAATAATCAGCAAGGAATCGCTCCTCGCCAGTGCTCAACCTAGCGAAAAGCATGTCCGATGGCTCGATTGGCAACAACGTTTCGCCTACAATGGCACAAACACTGCCACCTTCCACCGCTTGTAAAGCTCTTTCGTCCGCTGTTTGACGGTCTAGGCACGTTATTGCGGCCCCTCGGCTGTCACATAGCAGTTTCCATGGCATTATTGAGCGGCTATGGCGCACCCAGATGACAAAATGACGGGCGTAGGTCATAGATATTATAATGTGAGTTGGAAAAATTGGTGAAAATGGGAGTTAGGTTGCTTTCAGTCTCTTGCCTCGATTGGTCTCGCCTAATAGATGCCTTTTTCCTGTGGCCGAGATACCTAACCTTTTCTCATACTTGCGACACACCGGCAACTCTCAACTTTGCGAGCGCGTGCGTCGTCTCATTTATGAGAGGAAAGCGGCTTTCTCAAACCTGCGATAGAGCTACGTTACTGCGTTGTTACTATCTTTATTCTTTCGCATGAGTATCAGCCCACTTGCCAGTAATCTTTCGCGGAAAGCTATCAAAATCGTGTCGCATGGCGTCTGATAGTGACTCCGGATAGACGACAATCTCACCGTCAAGCTCGCGTGCATTCCACCTGCGGACTAGCCAAACAATAGCCTGAGTTCTGTTTTTGAATTTTCTGCAAAGTCTCATTCCGTTTTGGTCAACTGCGTAATGACATTGGCCGGTCATTGCTGCTATGTGAAAAGTGGTCATTCAGCTACGTCCCCCTTACTGCGGAATAAAAACGCGATGGCGGGCGTCGTGGTATTCCCTTACGGCTTTCCTGCGTCTTGCCTTGGCCGGGATATACATCGTTTGCCCGTCTTGAATCGAAGCATACGGGAACGTGTCCGGAATTGCTGGCAGTGTGACGGTCACAACCATTGCGCTATGGTCGAGTGTTTCCGAGATTCGTTTTGCCACATCATGAGCATCATCCATGTTCGCGGTGCGGTATGGCAATCCGTCATCGGTGCAATGCTGATACCAATGCGCGCTGCCGATGGGTCGGATATAAATCAGGTAATGGTGAGTGTAAGGTAGTTTCTTCATAAGATCAAAAGGCAACGTCTTCATCGTGGCAATCAGCCTGTGACGATGGTTTGAAGTCAGGCTTTGTCCGTTCCCAGTGTGTGCGATAGAGCCGAGTGAATCGTCCGGTCTGGCTTTTCCAGTTATTGACCGGCTGTTCTGCCCACTTGTCCGAGCAATAGCTGTGTTGCTCTAGGAGCCAATCGGAGAGCATCAGGTGTTCTCCAAGGTCCACGTCTTCCATTGCTTTCCCGTAGTATGCTGTGAACTCTTCGAGACTTGGCATTGAAAAAGAAACTTTCTTTCCATCATCATTATTATTTTTAGAGATAGAGTTTAAGTCTGCTTTTGCTTCTGACTCTGGGTATGAATCTGATAGTGCTTCTGCTTCTGCTTCTGATGTGTTGACATCCTTGACATTTTTGACATCGCGTTTGACATTCGACTTTCTTTGACGTTCTTCCTGCTTTTTGACGCGGTTATATTCGCGCTTTTCCTCTGTCGTCTTCATCTCGCGATAGTGCTTGTGAGTCGGAACGAAGTATTGAAACTCGCCCTCTTTTAGCAGCCTTCGCCCGTCATTGTCTTTACACCGGCTCTTCGGGTCCGGAGCGCAAAGGGTTTCGATTGCCTGCTCAACTTCTGCGGGCGTGCAACCGAGAAGGAACGCGACGACATCGGGATTGATTTCAATAACCGAGTGCTGATTCGTGTTTGAGACGACGTAAGCCCACACCGCGAAGACAACAGGTCCGGATCCGCGCATTGAACCGGTGAAGGTTGATGAATGGAACTTACCGTACATTTTCAACCTCCTTTTCTAGCTCGAGCTGCTTCCGGCAATGCGGGCATTCGATTTGCTCAGGGCTTGAATGGTCGCTATCGAAAACGAGGCTGTCTTCGATTTGAGCCATGACGAGTCCTGCAATCTCGAGATTTGAATCTTCCCAGCAGTTCGTGCAGGTAAATTCGATTTTGTGTGTGTGTTTCGGCCTGTTGGCCCATTTGAGTATCTTCCAGTTTCGCATACGTCAAACAATGTCGTTGATTGACACGTTGCCGGCAAGACTTTTCTGCTCTTTCACGCCACTTTTCCGCCGTCTATCGCCAAAATAAACCACGACTCGCAAACTTTCCACCGCCCTGCAATCAAGCATACATGCGGCTTTCAGATGAATTGTGTAAATTTGTGAAACAAGAGTTGGACAGAATGAAGGGGAGGGAGTAGAAGAAAAGCGTGAAAACAAAAACAGAACAGGGCATCACCACCGGAATGAGCGCAATCCTTGCATCGCTTGGATTTGAAGCAATGAGCCGCGAAGTAATCGGAGAAACAGACGGCGAAAGACTCGGACGTTATGCTCGCGTTATCGTTCGCAACTCGCCACAATCCAAGAAGGCGCATTTGCTCGCGCTTTTTAACTCACAAAACATCTACCCGAACTTGAAGTAACACCATGAGCACAGAGGAAAACATGAGGGAACACACAATCATCAGCCAAGTATCCGCGATGCTGATTCACGGCACGATGGGCAACAAATGGAGCCAAGCGGAACTTTCGAAGCTTTGCGCGGAGTATTACGGGCGCGAAGCAATCAAGTCGGAGAAATTAGGCGGAACAAGCGAAGCTGCTCATTTCTCAATGATGGCGGTTAAGTTGGAGGAACTGGCGAAATGACAAAAGCCGACCTAATCAAACAACTCACAAACGATGCAGCACGGCTACAATCCGCGATTGCTCAAATCGATATCAAGCTTGCGAAAATTAAGCGGATGCAGGCGCGGAGGAAGCGGCGGGAGTGGTAGGAGCCTGTGGAGGGTTATCGGTTGAAAGCGCAATGTCCACAATGCTTGCAGTTGGCTGATATGGCTTGCCGTCGATTGGAGAAATAGACCGCTCAAGCTCGCGATTAGCATCTTGGACCGCTTTATGAATCGCAACCGTTTCCTGCGTTGTTTGGCGTAGCGTTCTAGGGAACGTATCCCCGCTATTTGCCGCGATTACTCTTCCGCGTGTTGTGGTTCCTGCGCGAATCGAATCAATATCCCCCTTAGCATCTCGGAAAGCGTCAGCCGTTGGCAGCGTCCCGAAGTGCCAAGAGCCGCGTGTGATGTTTGCCTTAGCCGGTAGTTTCCCGCGGGCTACTAGGTCCATGATCGTCACGTATGCGATTTTGTTCAGCCTCGGGCGGTGGACGTGCTCACGAATGCGCGTGATCTCGCGGCTCGCCTTTTCGATTTCCAGTCGGACGGATGCTCCGCCGAAGTCGGATGAACCAATGAGGAAAGCCGGAGACATTCCCATTGCAAGCGATGCCTGCGCGTCAACGTATTTCAGTCCCGAAAGAAACGAGTCGGAAGGGGTTTCAGACTTTAGAACCTGATACGAATCGCCGTTGAACTGGTATTTTACAACGGCACCGTCAGCGAACGATTCCACGTAATCAATCGTGCCGTCAGTGCCTTGCACGGTCTGAAAATCATACTCACTCGGGGAGCCGGAGTTATTTGACGCGATGGCTGCAATCTTTGATTGCATTTGCATCGTATCTTTCGTGCTTTTTAGAATCTGATAACGGGAGTTTACGTCCTCCAAAGCAGCGGCAAACTTAGACACACCGCGAACGCCTCCGGTGATATCGTCCTTGAAAAAGATGATGTTACGCGCAGGAATCCAATCGGGATTTACGTAGCTTGCATCTCCGTTCCTTTGATAGATTTTGTATCCCGTGATTTTCGGCCCCGTCCAAAGAGTTCCGGCAATATAATCCCGTCAACTTTCACACCGTCAATCTCCGCAGTTGTCGGCATCACATTGGAAAGCGCGAATTGCTCGCCAATCCGATCCGCTGTGATTTCCAGCAAACGCAAGCGGTCCAAGTCACGATACCATTGCAGCGCAGAATCTCCGGACACTGGCAAATAAACGTCAGCGACTCGGGAGAACGCATCTTGCATACTGCATTCGATCCCCATGTCTGACCATTCAGCGTTACATACGTTGGCAACTTCCTCATCAAGCGCGGCATCTCCGGTGTCGGGATTCCAAGCAATCTGACCTGAGCAATAGGCGCGGCGGGTGTAGATGTAATTTACACCGAAAGGCGTATTCTTCACAGCGTTCTCGCCTTCAATCGAAAGCCTTAGCCTTTGCTGTTGAGAGTAGCTGGAATTAGGGTTAGTCCCGATGCGCGTTGAGGGAGCTTGAACCTTGTTTGGAAGTGCCGCGTTATATCCGGCAAGCTTGGCAACCGCTAGGGCTGCACGTTGGATGATGTTAGCCATTTACGGTAGTATTGTTGACCCTAAGTCGTGAGAAGTCCTGAGTTGTGCGAGTGACGCGAGGGTTTCCGGTTAGCACTTCAATCTCTGCGTTTACCTCGTCGAGAATATCCTGTGGCCTCATGGCGTATTGCTTGGAGGTTGAATGCCCGTTGCCAGCGAGCGCGGTGAAGTCTCCGTTTGCAATGCGCAAAAGGGCCGTCGCTTTGAGCGTGTTAAGTTCTTCCAGTGTTAGACCTTTAAAAATGCGCGTTGGGCTAGGCATAGCGATACTTTGCCTATCATTTTCGAGAATGTCAATAATGAGAAAAGAGCGGCACCGGAAACAGAAACCGATGCCGCCCCAACAGGCCGATGATAATGAAAGGACGGAAGAACATAAACCGCCCCGCCGCCGGAATCTCTCCGCGTTCTACTTCGGCAATGTCAAAGTATCAAAATTGAGAATGAGCGCAAGCCTATTTTTACAAGTCAGGGACAGAGTATGTTCCGTGAATGATAGCAAGCATCAGCGATTGAGTCCCGCAGATAAAAGCGTGATCGTCTTTCTTTACCTTCCGCCAATAGGTTTTCGACGTGCTTCCGGTCTTTTTGTCGATTGCTGCCGCTGGAATATAGGAGTGGACTTGATCAACAAACACCGGCGAAAAGTCTGTTGCAATGCTGTATTTCCGTCCGGTTTCGTTCTGCTTTAGTCGGTAGAAAAGCTGATACATTCTCGGCTTACTCCAAAGGCGAGACGCGCAGAGCTTGGCGTGTTGCGCTCCTGCTTTTCCGATTAGCGGATTGCCTGCGCGGACAACAGACCACGGCTTTTCAATAATCATGTCTGGAAGATTCCTGCGCTTGATTACGTGCGAGAATGAATCCTCGTCCGTCGATTTGATTGCGAGCCAATTCCAGCGAGCGCAGGCGGCGAATACGTCAGGCTCAAGATGCCCGTGGTCAATGCAGAGAAACGGGTGGCGGTCTTTACCCGGAGTGAAGTCTTTAATGCCGTGGCGAAGCTGCCAAGCGCGTAAATCGTCAAAGCTGGAAAGCTTGTCATACGCGATGCGCTTTGAATCTCCGTTCGGATGCCAAACGTCAGCCAATGCCCATATGTGAAAACCGCCCTCGCTTTGCACGTCGCAAGAACCAAGAACCAAATCAGACTGCACAACCTCAATTTGCGAAAGCTCATGGTCGCGATTGATTGCGACAGTTCCGACTTGCGGAATTTCTCCCGTCCAAGTTCTCACCTCCTGCTTTTTGACCCAGTTCTCATAAGGCGCAAAGTCTCCAAGCTTCGCGGACTCAATCGCTTTGAGATAGATGGAAAGCAAGTCCCTCAGCGGCTTGAAGCGTGACGCAAAGGCATTCCAGCGGAACGAGCGCGTTGACTTGTCAGCGGTCGGATTCCCTGCGATGTAGTCCGCGCCGTCGTCCATCTCAACGCGGTTTCTCGGGACGTTCTGAATCGGCTTGTCGCAATGCGGACAGACAAATCGAATGCTGTTTAGCGTTTCAGTTTCGCTTCCGTTGTCGAGCCATTGGAAAACCCTATGCCCGTTGTAAACTCGGCGCGATTCGTCTTCCCAGAGCGGCTGAAATAGCGCGTTGCAATGCAAGCACCGGATATGCCACTCGCTCTTATCGCCTTGGTGAAACTTTGTATCAATCTCCGTTCCTGCGTCTGCCGCCGTTGTGGTGTGTAACCCGTGGCGATTCCAGCGTTGCCCCATGCGGTCAGTCAACGCAGCAAGCGCACCGTATTTATACAAGTGTCCCTCATCGGTATGTAGAAAGCGGCATGATTTCGATTGCTGCTGATTTTCCGATGGACCGCAGATAATCAACTCATGATTCGGCCAACGCCAAAGGCCGATTGTGTGCTTCACAACTTGCGTATCGAATAAATGCGGCAACCTTTCGAGAAAAGGATTGAGCTTCACCTTCGCAAACTCCTCGGCCAAGTCATCGGATTGAGCAACGGCTAGAACTGTGTTTTGCGCGATGGCTAAGCGGTATGCGGTGGCGATTTGAAGGAAGACTGACTTGAAGCTCTGCGCGGGTCCATAGACAACGGTTTCTTTTATATCGATGTCGTCAAGCGACAGCAACGGCTTGCGGATAAATGGATATTTCTTCGCATCGAATTTCCCGCTAATCGGGCTAGAAGCCCAAAAGTATATATGTTTAGCGGCGTATTCTAGTGCGTTAGTTATCACAACCTTCCGAGGTGCGGAATGTTCTTTAGGAAAACAATCGGGACTTGAGTTTCCAATATGACATAGCCGAATGCGGTTCCGTTATACATGTCCAATGCCTCAAGTGTAACTAAATCCTGAGTCCCCATTCCCGAATAATGCACTCCCTTTACCCTCCATACTCGGAATGTTTCGCCTTCTTTAAGTCTGATTATTTCTCCGACCTCTAGCGGGAAAAAATCTTCTTGTGGTTTTGTTGATGTGGTGTGGTTTGGTTTGGTTTTCATAAAGCATTTTCGATTGCAGCCTTTACCCAAGGCGGCACTTGGCATTCGTCAGCGGCAGATTTGAGCGCAGATGAAAAGCACTCGCGAAGCAACGGAGAGACAAGCTTGAACATATCTTCCGGAGACTTGCACTCTATCGCCTCTTGAGCCTGTCGCGTTGCTATTTGCTCAACTGCCCCGCGCATGCAAATTGCAAACGAGAAGAAAAACCGCTCTGCGTCTGCTTTTGTGATACTCTCCGAAACGTCACGGCGGTTTGTGTCAACGTTCTTGTCATACTCAAGTTGAGACTTGGACTGGCGAAGGTATGAAAGTTCCGCGTCGTTGAACTCAGCCCTTGCGCGTGCAATCGCAATCTCGAAATCCTCGCCGTCTAACTCGTCCGGCTTGTCGCGCTGATTGAGTAACGCTTGCTCTAAATTTGCGTGCGCTTCATCAAGTCGCTTCTGTGCTCTCGATACGCTATTCTGTAAATATTTTAGCGTTGATGGTGCTCCGCTTAATGCAAGTTCGTTTTGTTCGCTCATTCCTGTAATCTTGCCATTTCATCTCGCAGCATAGCAAGCTATACTCAGCCTAGCAGAAAGATTTTTATATCAAATCTGCGAAAAAGTATTGACTAGCTATCTCAAAAGTGAGAAAAGGCGCGAAAGATGGCAACCGCCGCACTTAGCTTAGAACTCCCAAAGGAGTCGAATGTGGACCGCGAAAAAGGAATTGTTCGCGATTGTATCCTTGCGGAAAATGGCAAGCTTGCAGTGTTCAAAGGCACTGACGGGAAAGCCAAGAAGCTGCTAATGACGCCCGCGCTGATTGCAAGCCTTATGGCGTTGTTCACTTCCGAGGGGCAGACAACGGCTCATTGGACGCATGATTGGATTGAGTCAGGAAAAGACGGATTGACTAGCAAGGTAGCAACTTTCCGAGGATTCAAGCTTAATGAAGCTGGGCACCTTATTGCCGATGCTCACCTATGGCCAACGGACAAGCGCGAAGCTATTTTGCACGCTGCTGAATATGACCCTCAGGGGATGATGATTTCCACGGTATTCGATTACGAAGGCGGCGAAACTGACGCGATTGCAAAGCGTGTCCATGCCGCTGATTTTGTGGAAGTCGGAGCAAGCACAACCGCACTTCTCGCAAAGCTTTCAGAAATACAACCAACTAAAACTATGACCGAAGACGAAATCAAAGCATTGGTTACGCCGATGATTGCCGAAGCAATCGCCGCCGCAGCCGTGAAACCCGAAGTAGAAGCCGAAGTCGAAATGGCCGCAGCCGCAGAATCGGAAGCAGGCGTGACCGAAGCTGACAAAAAGCCGGAAGATGAAGGAAAGCCCGCAGCGATGCGTGCCGCGCTTCGTATCGCCCGCGCTACAAGCCGACTGACGCAGGCCGCGCTCGCAGCTAGCAAGGACGAAACCGTCAAACTTGCAGAGGCTCAATTCACCAAAGCACTCGGCAGCGGGAAGTTTGCGATTCCTGCGGGCGATGACAAAACCGATGAAGTCGAGAAGGCACTCGCCGCTTATTCGGGCATCAGCAAGCCACAAGCGATTCTCAAACTCGCGAAGGATAAGCCGGAAGTCTATAACGCTTTCCGCGCTTCCGGTAAACTTTAACACGTAACCACAACAACTAACAAATAATATGGCAACAGTAGCAACAAATCTGATTTCAATTCAGAAAACTGTCACGGCAACCGCTGTGGCAATCTCGCGTGGCACACGTGTCACGCTTCAAGCAAACGGTCTAGTATCCGCGTCCGCTATCGGCGTTCGTGGTGACTACATCGTCCTTCAAGACATCGCAGCTTCCGGCACCGGAGTAGCCTGCGTCATTCCCGCTGGCGGTTCCGTTCCGGTTCTCGCAGGCGAAGCAAGCTGTGACCGTGGTGACGCTGCCTACTCGATGGCGAGCGGACTTACGGGTGTAACATCAACCAATGCGGTCCTCATGGGCAAATGGCTGCAAACCACTGCGAACGGTGCGCTCGGCGTTATCGAACTCGCTTCCGTCGCCTAACTCATAACTACACACTAACATGCCAGCATATACAAACGCCACAGCACGCCCTCGGCAAGAGTTGGGCGCAGTCATTCGCGAAGGACGCGGAGCTAATAAGCTCAACATTCATTCGCAGATTCTTCCGCCGCTCGCCGTAAACAAGCGCACGGTTCACCTTGTCAAAGCGAAGATTGCCAACGCGCAACTTTCGCGCATTCTTGACGACTACTTCATCACCGCTCCCGGTGCGGACGTTGAACGTATGACGATGAAGCTTGATGACGACACGTTTACTATCAGCATTCGCAAGCGCGAAGTGCAAGTGCCCGATGAAGTCGAGATGGATTACGCGGATTACCTCAGCGTCGAGTCGCTCGCAGCAATGAACGCAGCGGAAAGCGTTGAACTCACTACCGAGTATTTGACAGCCGCGGCTATCATGAATGCTTCCACTTTCGGAGCTGGAACGGCTGCAGTTGCAGACTACACGGCAGCAAATCTAGCCGCAGGCACCATCAACTTCGTGGCTGATATTTACGCGGCAATTGAACGCGGAGTTGATCAGGGAGAAATACTGAACACAATCGTTCTCAGCCAGCAGGTTTATAACCGCATTCGCCAATCGACGCTGTTGAAAAACTACGTTGTTTCGCAACTTGGACGCGGATTTGAGGTGAACCAAAGCAACCTGCAATTGGCATTTGCCGACGCTGGAATTGAAAAGGTTCTCATCGGACGCAGCACTTACAACAGCGCAGCGGACGGAGCTACGCCGGTTATGTCCCGCGTTTGGGGAAATACTTACGTTTGGGTCGGTGCAACTGGTAACAGTGCGACCGGCACGGAAGACGGTATTTCCACGATTGAGGGAGTCGGCGTCAATGCCTTCTGGGATTCCTACACTCCACAGAACGGCTACGGCGTTGACACCTACCGCGAGGAGAAGACGGAAAGCAATATCGTCCGCGCTAAGACGAGCAAGGCACCCTACGTAGCAAATGCGAATGCCGGAACGCTCATCACCACCGGATACACGGCTTAATCTCTTTTCATAGGGAGAGTGATGCATAGTGAAACCCGCACTGGAAACGGTGCGGGTTTTCGCTTGCCTATATCAACCGCTTAGACTAAGGCTAACATCATGGACGAAAAAGAAATCAAACCACTGAAACGGAAACTCGCGCAGCTTGAAGCCGAAAACGACAAGCTAAAAGGCAAGGCACTTGATAAAGTATCTGACGGACTGGACGGATACGAAGGAACATACAAGATGCTATCAACCGGCGAAATGTTTAAGCTTAAAATTGTTGAGGCGCATACTGTTCGCGGGAACAAAACGCACCTTGCGAAGAATGCTACTCACTTTGGCGACTACACGCCGGAAGAGTTTCGCAGGTTGTTTGATAAGCTGTAACTATGGCTAAGATAAGCCAAAGGGCAAAAGAGCGTTTTGAGTATTTTTCAAAATGCGAAGATGCAAACAGACTTCCAAGAATCCAACTTGCGAAAGATGGATTGACCGCGCTGGAATGTTTTCATTCACACGAAACGCACGGAAAGCTTCCGCCATGTAGCGAGCCTGAGTTACTTTCCCGTGCATTGAACGGTAAGGAATGGCATGGGGTAACAGTTACGAATTGCGCCGAGGATTACATCGGAAGAATCCTTTTTGCCGATGAATTAAAAGCAAATTATCCAGAATGGGTTCAGCGTGACATTCTTGGAAGAGCTTCACAGATAGCAATGAAAACGATTGGCTTCGTTCCTACGTTTGTAAGGACCGGAGAAGACTTCACAACGATACCAGAATCACAATATGAACAAGATTTTTCTCCCGCTAATTGACAACGGCACTGGAATTGTCAAAGCGCGTTACGTTTATTCAGCGTTGAATGGTCTAACAGGTCGCGGGCTTGCGATGGCTCGCGTGTCTCAACCCTACCCTACTAGGGCACTCAACCTTGCGACATCTACATTCCTCGCCAGCGATTGCGACGAAATGCTAGTCATAGATTGCGACATTGGCTTTAACCGTTCTGACGTGGACATGCTGCTATCGCACGACGTTCCGCTCGTGTATGGCATCTATCCGAAAAAGACTCTTCCGCTTGAATGGTGCTTGGCCACGCTGACCGATGAAAGTCCGTTCGGAGGGCCGGAACCGCTATGCGAAGTCAAACGTGCAGGACGTGGCTTTATGCGCGTGCATCGCAGTGTTTTCGAGGCAATGAAACCGCTCGTGCCTAGTTACACAAACCACGGCGGCGAGGAGTGGCAATTCTGGCATGAGGGTTGCGATAACGACGGCGAGTGGAGAAGTGAGGATTGGTGGTTCTGCGACAACTGGCGGAAGCTCGGCGGCAAGGTTCTAGTAGATCAACGAATCGTTCTAACTCACGTTGGAGATTTTGCATACGGACTCGAAATGAATGCGCTTGCAAATCCTACGCGACAAAGCTAATCAATCAAGAAACCTAACCAACTAATCTACAAGCAATATGGCCGCCATTTCTATTACAGCAAGTTCAGTTCTCAAATCCTCAACCGGCAGCGTCTCCGTTGGCGTTGCAGGCGCATCAATTACAGCCGGTCAAGCTGTGTATATTGATACGAGCGACAGCAACAAAATCAAACTTGCTGACGCAAACGGAACGGCACCGGCAAACACCTTCGCGGGCATCGCTCTCAACGCTGCATCTTCGGGACAACCTGTCAGCTATTGCACGAATGACAGCGCAGGCTTTACGATTGGAGCAACCGTTCTAGCTGGCGACACGATTTGGCTTTCACCGACAGCGGGCGGAATTACAAAGACGGAATCCGACTTGATTGCAGGATGCACAAAAATCGTTATTGGCAATATGCTGACGACGACAACGATGAACCTTAATCCTAACGTCGGCGGAGTGATTGCGTAATGAGCTACGCGACCGAAAGGCTAGCAGCGTTTAACGCAATGGCTGACGCTGGGATGTATGGCTCAACGCTTGACTATGGCGGCACTAGCTATGCGTGCGTTGCTGACGGAGTGGACATTCAAAAGATGATGGAGCGGGCCGGATGGCAACCGGAACAAGGATGCTCTTTCACGATGCGAAAAACCGATTGGCTTGCAAGCGGGATGACTAACCGTAGCGTCTTCACGTATGAGCTTTTCGAGTTTGAAATCTACAAGCTAAAGATTGACGCTGTGGAGCCGATTGTTTGGTTCACTGCTAACCTAAAAAAGTAATGGCGAAAACAGGCTTTCGATTCGATGCGAGCGTGTTCAAAAAGAAAATTGGACGCTACCTTAGCATGGATGCGAATGACCTAAGACCGGAGCTTTTTGAGTTCATGCGAAAGACGCTCACAACGGCGGCACGTGATACGCCAGCGCGTGATTATTCGCTCATTCGGCAGGCTCAGTTAAAGCAATATAACTACTACGTGAATTACATCCCGACTTCTCACGAATTGGTTGACCCTAGCTTGCGGATTAACGGTCGGCAGCATTGGCTATACTTTCGCGGAAAATGGATGAACGCGAGCGAGTGGAAACTTTCCAATGAAGCTTGGAACGCTTACCAGAGCTTACTTGCGGAACACGTAAGACGAAAGCAGACAACGCAAACCAGCTTCATCAAGCATCGGGCGCAAGCTCGTTTCTTGTATCGCCGTTCGTGGCTTGAAGCCGCTGATTCGCTAGGAGTCAACATCAACGTCGCGCAGTCCACACGCAACGCTAGAACGCGCAGAAAGCCCGCTATTGCGCCTCCAAAGGCTTACGGGCAAGTGCGAGGCGGTAAGAACGTTCTCGCGATTGTAATCAGCAACCCGTTCCTTGAACAGCCTAGCCGCTACAAAGACTTTTCCGGCAAACGTATTTTGGCGCAGGCGCAAGCAAAGCACGAAGGAGCATATCAGCGAGCGATGCGGCGCAGGCTTAACCGCATTGCGAAAGGAACAAAATGAACGTCGAGGAACTATATCAATTTGAGCAGTGGTTAGAAACCGGATTTGCATCGCTTCTGCGCGGCACCTGTCCGCACATTTACAAATCACGCGAGGCGGAAGATTTGGTTTCTCCGCGTGTTGAAATCAAGGCGATACTTGGCCCCGCATTACAGCATCACAAGGCAAGCTACGGAGGCGTTACAACGGAACACGATGCTTTCGAGGCATCGCTTGAAATCACGATTGCCACAAACCGCACAGGCAACGAAGGAACGCTCAACCATCCGCGCTTAATCGGCAGTGTTCGCAGTCGCCTAGTCATGCGTTACATCGTGCAGAATTGGCAATCGCCAGTTACGCTAATTGACGACATACGCGGCACAGGAACAATAGACACATTCGTTGACGAGAATGATATTGACTTCACAACGTTAAGTTACTACCTATTGTTCAACGTCGCGCCTACAGCGTGGCCTCAATCTTTAACCTAATACCACACAATGAGCGTCCCGAATATCGTCTTAGACGGAACAATGGCTTACGGAAGCCAAACCGTAACCATTAACAGCGTTTCCTACATCGCGAATAACATCCAGATTACACGCGGAAAGGATGAAGTGATTGATACGAACGCAACCGGAATCCCTGCACGGCGTAGGGCTACTGAAACGCTTGCGACAATCAGTTGCGAATTGCAGCTTGCGGCGAGTTCTACGGCTTATCCGAAGTTTGGGCAAACGATGACGCTAACGGTTGATTCTAACTATGGCGCGGAAGATTGGGTTCTTGACCCTGTAAACCACACAGAGACGCGAGAAGCCGGAGATATTCGCGTTCTCAATATCACGGGTGTCAAGAAGATGGGAACCGTAACGACGGTGTAAATGTGGCAATTCCCGCATACCCACGGGCTGAGTATGACGCCGCTTTAGCAAGCGAGCTAGAAGACCGCGCACACGTCTTTCTGGAGTTACCAGAAACGATTTGCGGCATCGAATGTGTTCCTCTAACTCCTCGCCGTGTCGAGTGGCTAAGGCTTGCAAAATCGCCTTTCATTGTTGGCGGTAAAGCTGGCCCGATTGAGGTTGCACAGTTCCTTTGGATTGTCTCGAAACAGTTCACTCCAAACAAAGCAGAGCGGGACAAATTCATTCCGTCCATTCTTGGAATTGATGTTCAAAAAGCACGCGAGGAAATTGACGAGTATTTAGAGCGGGCATACCTAAACGCGATGAGCGCAGGCAATCAACGACCTTGTATTTCTCCGTGTGCATCATACGCATTTGCGCTTGCTGGCGAGCCTTACCGGATGCCTTGGCGCGAAGTCTTAGATACTCCGCTTGGTGTTATTTTCCAGCTTATCGGCGCACTCGAAATGAGCCAAGGTAAGCCGATGATTAACAAGCGAAGCGATGCCGTGAATGTGCGTTATGCAGAGGCGTTAAACGCGGCACAAAAGGCAGAGACAGAGAAGCCGAAACGTAAAAAGAAAGGCAAAAAATCAAATGGCAAAGGCTGACGTTTTAGCTGAAATCGGAATTGATATAACAGAGTTCCGTGCCGACATGGGAAAGGCTGTTGCGTCTATTGACTCAACAACTGAATCAACGCGGCAGCTAGAGAAAGCAACAAAGGACGCGCAGAAAGCGCAGGTAAGTGCGGGCAAAGCTGTTCAGAAAGAATCAAGTAAAACAGCGTATCAAGCCGGACAAGTTGCGATGCAACTTCAGGACGTTGCGGTGCAGGCGCAGATGGGAACGAATGCGCTGCAAATCTTCGCGCAACAAGGTTCGCAAGTTGCCTCTGTTTTTGGCGGAATGAAAGGCGCACTCGTCGGTGCAGCGGCAGCGATTGGAGCTTCGTTAGTTTCAGCCGGAGTTGAATCGGAAAAGAGTTTCGCGAACATAATCAAAGGCGCGAACGATATCGAGAATGAGCTTTCTGGAATCGCCGCGAATGGTTCGTTGAATGCGGTTGTTAAAGGCTTTGAAAAAAGCGCAGATGCCGTTGGAAAACTTGAAACGGAAATCGAATCATTGTCCGGTTTTTGGCGCGGACTTTGGGAAGACTCGAAAGCACTTGTCACGCTTGGATACACGGACACGCAGCTTCAAAAGATTGCAATAACAGAGAAAGAAATTGGAGACTTAATCCAAGCAAATGCCGCACTCATGGAGCGGTTCAAAGTTGCGGCAGCGCAGTCCGTTCAGATTGCAAAGCTTCGCGCAAATGGAGAGAATGACACGGCGGACAAATTGCAGCGGCAGCTTGATTTAAAGTTGAAGCTTGAAGCTATCGACGCAGGAAAAGGAAGCAACGAATCAAAGGTGCGGCAAAAGGATTTGGAGCGCGAGCTTGCGAAGCAAAAAGAGATTCAGATTGACCGCGAAAAGTTCAACGAAAAAGAGAAAGCGCAGAACGAACACGACCGGAAACAGAAAGAAGATTTCTACAAGTTCCAAGAAGCTGAAGAAAAGAAAGCAGCCGAAGCTGACGACAAATACTTTGAGCAAAAGAAGCGGAATCAGCAGGAGATAGACGATATCAACAATGACTTTCGCAAGGCGCAAGAACAGCGCGACGAGAAAGCAGCGGACGAACAAAAGAAACTTCAAGACGACGCTGCTAAAATGCTGCGCGAAATGAACGATGAGGAGGTTGAAGCGCGGAATAAGCGAATTGAGAAAAACAAGGCAAACAAGGAAAGCCTTGCCGATGCTATTCGCGAAACGCAAATCATGCACGCGCAGGCACGCGGAACTTCATTGCAGGCAAAGCTTCTAAAATCTCAATTGGAGACCGAGGAGAAAATTGCAAAAGCGAAGAAAGACGGAAACGAAGAGCTAGTGAAGCAGCTTCGCATTCAGCAAGGAATCACGGACCTTGAATTGAAAATTGACGAGAAGTTGAAATCTCCACAGCAAAAGCGCGAAGAGAAACGCGAGAAGCGCAGGCGTGATTCCGCTGCGCGTTCAATTCTTGCGCGTGAAAGAGCGGGAGGAGTTCCGCAAAACGCACTGCAACCGCCGCGTCCAATGATGCAACCGCAGGCACCGGCAGCAGCAGCGGCAGCAATCGGAGGAGCAGCCGGAAACGTGATGACCGTTGAAACCTTAAACGTGAAAGTCCTCAAAAACGCATGAGTGTTCCATCATACATTAACGACGGGAACTATAACGTAGAACAGCAAGTAGGATGTGACGAATGGCAGCGCCCTTTCTCCGCAGTTGGAGATCAACGCTCTTTCGAGGTTCACCGCACGTATCGAGTTTCCGAACCGAAATACAAAGCCATGCGACCGATGACGCGGATTAAAACGCGGGAAGGTTTTGCGTATCTTGTCGAGGAATCAGAAGCGTCAAACATCGGCCTTGGAATACTTGAATTTAAGCGAGTGTTCGCGTCAGTTCCGCAGTCTCGAAAAGAGGGAACAACAATTGCGAACACGGTGCAATTCCTGAGCACGTCCGTTAGCTACGATTGGACAACTCCACCTCCTGAGCCGTCAGTCACGGAGATAACCGGAACCACGGCGGGGATTGCAAAATATGAATATTTTCTTGGACTTCCGGAACCTCTAATTGCGCCTCGGGTTGCTGTGCTTTTCGGCAGCGTTGTGCAATTTGGCGATTGGGGCAATTTGCAGATTGGAAGATACTATCCAGCCGAAGATTCAGAAGTAGGAATCTATAAAGGCGGAATTTACTTTCGCCGCACAATCTACGTAAAGTTCACCGGATTTGTCCGCGTTTCATAATATGGCGCAAGAAAAGATTCCACAACCGGCAGAAGACGCATTCAAGGGCGGCGCATTAGACCGTAAATACCTTGGAAAGATTGTTGACGTAATCAATACGCCTATGGAAATCAAAGGCGGCGGCAAGGTGATTTACTCGAAAGAGAAGATTGTTTTTGACCTAACCGGAATGCAGGACGGAAAGCAGGCTTACATTGCCATGAATGGAGAAATCCGTTTGGCGTTGATTCCAATCCGCGTGTTGCAATGAGGCTCCCGTATTTTGTTCCAACTAGCCCTTACGGAATCGGGACAAATGCTCCCGCTCCTGCAACTGAGCCTTTCTTCATGGGGCTTCCGTTTGGCGGAACGTATCAAAGCACTCCGCTTGTTCCGGCTGATTTCACGCTAAACCCTCTCAAAATACCAATTTCAAAATGTATTGAGTGGTGGTGGAGAGTTCGCGAATGGACAGTTACGGTTACGGCTTCAAGCGCAACAAACACAATGACTGATTGCTCATTCATCGTGAAAGCTGAGACGGAGTCGGTTTACTTGGCTGTTAAAGAACGAACGGCGTTCATGGACCAGAACGGAAACCAGATGGAATTTGGCAATCCGATTACACATTACAAGTATATATCAGGAACGGAATCAGGAAACCAAACGGCAGAGTTTGCGGGAGGGGATATTCAACTAGGTTGCACGTTTAGGCACATGATGCGCGGAGGGCAACTGCCTTACCCTCAGTATGACGGCGCATCGTATTACGCCATATCAGACTTTGAGAATCCGGCATCGTTCGTCATGCCGCTTATCGCCGTTGTGATTCCTGTTTTCTATGACATATCGCCAACGGAAATCTTTTCGAGTTCGCTAGAGACTTTCGACCGTCTGCTAGGTTCTACAGAGGTTATAGATTGCACGGGAGATTTCTCAATCGACGGATATCCTTTCACTGGATACGCATACAGAGACATCGACAACGGAGGCGAAGCGTTGACTAGCTTCGCGGTTACGATTGAACCTACTAAGTGGTGGCCATATGATATTGACGGGCAATTCCCTATTTGGGACGAGTCAACCGGAGTTCAGCTAAGAGATACCGTAACAGGCGCGCTTCTCTAATTGACAAACAAGCTGACACCTAATAAACACAGACAATGCGCTCGTTAATCATTGACGTAAACTCACCTAATCAGCAAGGGCTGCTTTCTGATTTCACGACGGGCGGGACAACGGACGCGGGCGAGTATTTCAATCAGGACGCGGAGATCAAACTTTGGATTCGTCCCGTAATTGCAACGGATAACGCAACGCTGCCGTGGGTAGATGATTACGAAGCGAGCGATGCTTATTATCTGAGCATTGGCAACCCCGATGCGCGGCCTACGGGCGGAACGTTTACGTTGACGCTTACGGGCGCAATTGCAGCGCAAACCTATAACGTTAGCGCAGCAACGCTACAGACCGCGCTATCCGCTCGCAGTGTCACCGATGGATACGGAGCTTGCACGGTTACGCTTTTGACGGAAGGAGTATATCAAGTTGATTGGTCAACAGTTGGGGCTGTTCCTGCTTTGACTGGCAATTCCGATTCACTGATTCCGGCTTGTCAAATTGAGGTAACGCAAATCAGGGCGGGCAGCGGTTCAACCTACGCGCAACAGATTATTGACATCAGGCAAACGCCAGTTGCGACAGCAACGCTAACGACGGCCTACGTAGAGACGGCAGCGAGCGCAACGCTATTGACTTCCCCGACGCTAACGGTGAACGCGGTTTATTCGTTCTCGTTTGGCGACGCTTACGACGGCTTTGCATCGGTTTCAATTGTGGTGAATGGCGTCACTAGCACCGTCAACCTGTCGCCTACAATGTCAGAAGTTGACCTCGGCCTTGCGCTGGCGTTGCATCCAGAGATTTTCTTTCAAGACGCTGTAGAACCGGACAATATCAGCGTCACTTTTTCCGATGGAAGCTACGTGATAACCTTCCTCGGGACGCTAGGCAGCGCAACCTTGGCGCGGACGATTAACGCTATCAGCGTTGCAGCGGCGGCAGTGGTTACGACAACGGCAGCGCACGGCTACTTGACTGGAAACACGGTGACGATTAGCGGCAGCAACAGCACGCCTACAATTGACGGCAATCGCGTTGTAACGGTCCTTTCGGCAACCACGTTCTCCGTTCCTGTAACGACAAGCGGAAGCGGTTCAACTGGCAGCATCTACACGGCATCGCAACCCGCTTTCACGATTGACGACACAAATCTCGTTTACCCAAAAGGAAACACGGGGACGCTAAATCTCAACACGGTTGCGCTCGCAAAAGCTTTTTGGGGAACAACGGAAGACGAGTTGAGCTATGACTTCCAAATTCGACGCACGCGGACGGCTGGCGAGACTCGCACGATTTTCGGAGAGACAATCACACTGAAACGCGAACTAATCGACGCAGGCTCAATCAGCCCCGTGCCTACTTTTGGCGAGGAGAGAACAGGCTCACAGACTTGCGCGGCACAGGATTACGTTGACGTTGCATTTTCAAGCGCAATGGGTTCAGCGGCGTATTCAATCATCGAGCTTTACGTCAAATACAACGGCAGCGGAGCGGCACCGTATAAGATAGCCATCGCCGGGGTTGAGGACGCGACAACTAGCGGCTTTCGTGTTTGGCTCTCCGGAGATGCAACAACGGACTACTCCGTGGAATACCTCGCCGCAATTTAATCTATGGCACAATTTCCAATCAAAAACGGGCTGATTCAAGGAACGCTTACGGGCACGCCGACAAGCGGAACGCTCAACCTTGCATCGCTTACTTTGACCCTTCCGACGATTCCTGTCGCACAAGGCGGAACAGGACTGACCTCGCTTGGAACCTCGGGACAGATTCTAGCGGTGAACGGCGGAGGAACAGCATTGGAATACATTACGGCTAGCGGAACCGGCACTGTTACGAGCGTAGGAGGCTCATTTACGGGCGGAATCGTCAGCGTTGCAGGTTCACCAATCACAGCATCTGGAACACTTGCATTCACGGTTGCAGGAACGAGCGGGGGAGTTCCGTATTTTTCTAGCTCTAGCGGATGGGCATCGTCCGGAGCATTAGCGGCGAATGCGCTTGTCATCGGCGGCGGCGCAGGCGCGGCACCGGCTACAACGTCAACGGCGGCAGGCGCATTGACCTTTCTTGGAACGCCTACTTTCGCGAACCTCAATTCGCTTGTGAGCGACGCTGACTTGGCAAGAACGAGCGGAACCAATACTTTTACTGGAGTCCAGACTTTCAACGATGATATTCACGGGCTGAACGGAATCGAGGCTGGATCGGACGCAATCGCTGGATTGTTTGTGATATGGCAGGGGGACACACTTGGAAATTATGTCGCTATCTCAACAGGAGCGTCACAAACCTCGCCGCATTCATGGGATTTTCCGAACAGCGATGGAACTTTTGTTGGAGAAATAACGACGCAAACGCTGACGAATAAAACAATCAGCGGAAGCAGCAACACGCTGACGAATATCGCGCTTTCCTCGATAGCACAAAGCAGCGCGACCACGGGACAAGTCCCAACATGGAACGGATCCTCGTGGGCGGCCGCCACACCGAGCGGAGGCTCCGGGGATACATACTTGGTTCTCGCATCGGACACGGCGAACTCGACGACCTCTTTTGCTGATGTCACAGGCCTGACATTCGCGGTGACATCCGGAGAAACTTACGTGTTCGAGGCATGGGTCGTTTACGAGACCGCTGCGACGACGACAGGCTCCAAATGGGCAGTTAATGGACCGGCATCACCGACCATACTGTCATACTCGGTCGAAACGCCAACTACTGGAACCACTTCGCGCCTGGACTTCGCGTCCACATACGATGGCACATCTGCAAGCAGTCAGACGGCAGGCATCGGCCAATGCCTCGCGAAAATCGAAGGTGTCGTGAAAGTTAGTGCGAGTGGCACATTCGCGCTGCGTTTCGGTAGCGAGGTCGGCTCCTCTGCCGTCACAGCAAAAGCCGGATCCTCGATGCGTTACCGAAAAATCGCACCGTAGATCCCGGTTATCGGATTTTATTTAGGCTGAAAAACTGACGTAACTATGGACCCATCGCTTCAACTTTTTGAATGGCTGCACAAATTGGGCGGCATCGGGTATGTCCTAATCGGCGGCGGTGGGTTTATTTTCACGTGGTATCTCCGGAAAAACATTGAAGAGCAAAAGGCGATGCGTGAAGAATTGCGACACTTCAACCGGATACTTTTGGGAATGCTTTTGAGCAAAAACAGCGAGCCGAAGATGCAGGAACTTGCTGATTTCATTCTGGCAACGGAGCAAAAGGAAATCTCAAAATGAGGGCGTTGATCATTGAGGACAACGAGGACGAGCGGGACATTATACTGTATAATTTGCGGCGACTCGGCTTTGATTCTATTGTTGAGCGGTCAACGCTGAAAGCGGCGATTCAGACGCTCACGGAGGCAAAGGAACGCGGCGAGTGTTTCGACTTGATAACGCTTGATTTGAAGCTCCAAGACTCGACTCCTGAAACAACGCTCGCGAGCCTGCCAATCATCGCCTCGTTCGCGGCATCGGCCCCGATTATGGTTGTGACTGGACATCCTTCAAGGCTCACGGAAAACGTGCGGAGTTACGCGCAAGGGTTGCTGCAAAAGCCATATAACTTTTACGACTTCACCAACGAGGTGAACGCAACGATGCGGAGCAAGAAATACCGCCCGCTGTTTCCCGTCGCGCTGTTGATTCCACGGCTTAGACTCGCATGACCTACCGCCGGATATGCTACTTTTTGTCGTCGTCTCTGACGGTCCTTTCGCAGCATCCGAACGCGCCAGCCGACGCATGGGAGCTTGCAAAGCTCGTATCAGCCTGCATCGTGGGCGGACTGATTGCGCTCCGTGCGTTGGAGTCAGTGCCGGACATAAAGCCGAAAAGCGATTCACTTGATTTGAAATGAAACTGATTTTCATCCTACTCACTGCCGCTCTTTCCGGATGCGTCACACGCGCCACGATTCACGCGAGAACCTGCATTGTGACAGTCTCGCCAAGCGTTGAAATAAAGGCTACACCGCTGCCATGAATACAGAACAAATCAAAGCAATCCAGAAACGCATCGGAACGGAACCGGACGGATTCTGGGGACCCAAAAGCATTCGCGCCGTGCAAGCGCACCTTCGCGGAATGATGCCGGACAGTAATCCGTGGCCGGACACTTCGCAAGAGGCTCTCACGAAGTTTTACGGGAAGGCAGGAGACGAAAGCAGGCTTGTGAAGATGCCAGTTCCAGCAGGCGTAACGGTGCAATATGACGGGCAGAACGTGACAACTATTCGATGCCATGAGCGAGTTGCTGACAGCCTTTCGCGGATTCTAGTTGCCGTCTCGAAAGTTGCGCCGTTGATTTTGCGGGAGTATGCGGGCGTCTATAACAACCGACCAATGCGAGGCGGTTCTCTGCCGTCATTGCACGCACGCGGAGCAGCGATAGACCTTGCGCCGGAAACGAACGGAAACCATGCTGCATGGCCGATTGCGAGCGATATGCCGTTGGAAGTCATGGAGTGTTTTGCGCGTGAAGGATGGATATCGGCTGGCGCATTTTGGGGGCGCGATTCCATGCATTCGCAGGCAACGCGCTGAAATAATCCATCGCAAAAGTCAATCACCTTTTCGCAGTCTTTTTTCGTCACTTTGAAAAAAAGTGAAAATAGTTGTTGCGTCCGTTTTGCGGTTCTGCTTTTATCTCCATCGTCAGCAACGACGCTGGCGAAAACAAAAACAGAACATCCGACAAAATGAACAAGCTCGAAATCAAAATCATTCAAGGCACCAATCGCACTTCATCCGCAAATTATAGCTTCGCCTTTGAACTTCCTACCGGACACGGAACCGTTTACGCATGTAACTTCAATAGCGAACTTGACGCAGAAAAACACGCTCGCGCCGCAGTTCGTTCATTGGAATGCACCCGAGACTGCGTTCTTGCGTTCAACTTTATCAAAGCGGCGCTCGCAGTCTAACCACTCACTTGTCGGTGAGCCGTCCCGAGAAATCGGGCGGCAGCCGGCGAACAATAAGAACATGAAAACAGAAACAGAAACAGACACAATCGACAGTCACTTCACGCTCTGCGAAGCCGCGCCGGATTTGCTGGCACTTGCGGAACGAGTCGCACGACTTAACCCGAACTGCGCGGAGATTGGGGCCGGAATGCTGGCACAACTTCACGCTGACGCGGTAGCAGCAATCGCGAAAGCAAAGGGGGAAAAATGAGCGACAACATACACGGGCCAGACGTAAACGAGCGGCACGAGCGGAACAAGAAAGCATTGCGCTATCTTGATTCAGTGAAAGACCGCGACGAGAAACTTGATCAGGAATTGAAAGAACAATGGCAAGCTCGCGGACTTGGATGCTTGTGCATTCTGATTCTAAACTGTGCAATCTGGTATCTGATTTACTGCGTTTGCAAGGCACTCGGGGAACTTTAACAACATGACAACCAAACCAAAAAAACCAAAGCGCGAGATGACAGGAGTTCATCTTCCGCCGAAACTGAAAGACGAACTGCGGAAAGAAGCTAGTGGCGAGGGCCGTTCGCTATCCTCGCACATCTTCTGCATACTGCGGGACCGAAAGGAGACGAAATGAGCGAGCCGCTTGATGATGGCGGACCGGCTTTTCCGGTAGAGAACGACGCTAATAAAGAATATAACTACGTATGCAAAGGCATGACCCTCCGCGACTGGTTCGCAGGGCAGGCAATGCAAGGAATGCTTTCAAATCCTGCCAATTACGGGAGCGGCCATGAATGGCGTGATGACGCGACTGTGGCAGAACAAGCGTATGAAATTGCCGACGATATGATAAAAGCACGAAAGGAAAAACAATGAGCAACGAACCACAAATAATCGAACCGGAGCAAGTCACATTGACAGCTCTGGAATCAATCACACGCGGAGAAATCGACGTTCAAATTGCGACGGCGAAAAAGTATCCTCGGCAGTTGTCACTTGTGAAACAGAGGATGCTATCGTTTGCGACTCTGGACGAGGAAACGGCGGCGGGATGTTTTTACACATTGCCGGGACGCAAGGGAGGCGATGGGAAGCCATTGCAAGGCCCATCCGTTCGCTTGGCTGAAATCGCAATCTCGCAGTATCAGCACATCCGCGCAGCGTCTCGGATTGTTGCCGACGATGGCAAATTTATCACAGCGCAAGGAATGGTTCACGACTTGGAAAACAACGTCGCAATCAGCATCGAAGTGAAGCGGCGAGTGACCAGCAAAGACGGGAAGCGATACAGCGACGATATGGTTGCGACAACTGGCAACGCTGCTTGTTCAATCGCACTTCGCAACGCCGTGTTCCGCGTGGTCCCGATGGCACTTGTGAAACCGATTTACGAAGCGGCCAAGAAGCTCGCAATCGGGGATTCTAAAAGTCTCGTTCAGCGTCGGTCTTCAAGCCTCGACCACTTTGCAAAACTTGGCGTTAGCAAAGAGCGAGTTTGCGAGGCGTTGAACGTCCGCTCTATCGACGACATTCAACTCGACCACATTGAAATTCTGATTGGTTACGCGAACGCGATTAAAGACGGCGACGCAACAGTTGACGAGGTTTTCCCGATTAAGCCACTGCCTCCGAAGTTCTCGGAAAGCAAAGTTGCCGCTGATATTTTCGGAACGGCTAAGACAACGGAGCAACCAAAACAAACCGAAGCACCGCAAGAACCGGAGCCGGAACTAGCTGCTACGGAAGTGAAGTGGTAACAATTTGAGCGCGTGGCGGAATGCAAAGACGCTGACACGGTGAAAGCACCAAAACCCAAAGGAGCACTTATTACCTAGCTCACCGTGAAGCACGAAAGTGTGGATACGTAAAAAATGGGTTATAATGAATTGCAGGTTCAAATCCTGCCGCGCTCAACAATTTCATTGCAATGAAAGCAAAAGAAAACCTACTAGTTCAATTCCGCTATCCCGTCGGAGCACACGAGCAGGCGATAAGCGGGAACAATTTGAGCGCGTAGTGTAACGGCAGCACTTAGAAGTCCGAGACGGGCAACCGGAGTAGGCAACCAAATGCTAAGAGAAAGTTCGACTCTTTCCGCGCCCGCCAATTTGCCAGCGGTAAAACTACCGGCTTTCGTGAAACTCATACTTGGTGAAAACACGGGAGCAAATCGCGGCCCTTGTGGGTTGCGGCTGGCAATTCAATTTTAGACTCAGCGGCGTGGACAGCGACACGCAAGGCTCGACCCTCTAGCGAGATGATGCCTTTATTATCCGAAAGTCAAAGGGTATAAATCCGGCAGCCGGTGCAATTCCGGCCTGAGTCACCTTTAACACAAAACAGAACAATGAACACACAAACAGATGAACGACGCGGACACACCTCCGCAAGCAACGCAGCGGCAGACCGGCTATGCCCCGGACGGCACAACGCGCAGAAAGGACTTGAGGAAACCGAAAGCGCAGAGGCTTCACAAGGCACGTTGATTCACGACGTATTTGCGGGGTTGAAAGAGGAAATCGTTCTCGATGCAGACAGCGCGAAAACATTACGGAGAGCGCAGGAAATCGAGTCAATCATCCTCGGCAACTGGCTATGCGGAATCGACGTAAAAGGACCGGCAGAGTGCCATCGGGAGAAGAGACTATGGAACTACGTGGAGAACCACAGCGGGCAGGCGGATGCGTTTTGGCTAGTCGAGGCGGAAGGCGGAAAACACGCGCTTCTTGAGGATTTGAAATCGCTTTACGGAGAACATCAGGACGCAGACGAGAACGAACAGCTTCGCGACTTAGCGGCGTTGATTTACTGCACCTATGGAGTGCAATCAGTGACGGCGTTTATCAATCAACCTCGGGTAGCTTGGAAGATTGAAGACGTGAAACTCGTCCGCTATTCCGAAAAGGATTTGATGCGAGCTTACCGCGAAATGAACGAGCGTGTTCTAGCGTCTAATGAACCGAACGCAAAGCGCATCGTCGGACCTAAGCAATGCCAGCATTGCAAGGCAGCAGGGACAGCTAAATGTCCAGAGTCGCAAAAGGCACTTGTGACGCTTGGAACGGCTCAGTTCGATATTGAAACCGCTTCACCGTCAGAACGCGGAGACTGGCTGGAAAAGCTCACGATGATTGCCGGAATCGCAGAAAAGAGTATCTCAGAACTCAAAGCAGGAATCCGCAAGAACGGAGACGGATGGGCGGAAGGCTGGGGACTAGGCAAGGCGAAGAAAAGCCGCGAGATTGACCCGCAGAGCATCCCGCTAATCGGCGCAAGTCTATCAGCACACTTTGACGGTTTCGAGCCGGTTCAACTCGCCAAGTGCTGCAAAATCTCAGTCCCAAAATTGCAGGAACTCCACGCCAAGCTTTCCGGACTAAAAGGCAAGCAGGCGTTCGACCATTTCGAGGAACTATTCTCGGAGCTAATCGACACGAGCGAACAGCAACAGCCGGTTCAACGAATCAAATAATATGAAACCAACACCTATTCACTACTTCATTTTCGTCCGTCCTCCGGGTTCTTGGACTTGGACGATGCACACAGGTTCAGCCGGATTGCCATACCGAACTGGAATTGAAGATATTGCAAACAAGGTAGCGCAAGCAATCACTGAGCATTCCAGTTATTGTGCCATCGTCAAAGGCATTGAACTCCCGCAAGATCAAGACACTGAGCAATACGCGCTTTTCGCAGACGGAGACACGGTTTACAAGCCGACGGAACCGCACCTTTCAAAGCGGACGAAATAACAATTTACCGTGGCACAACGCCAGTCGCGCAGGGCAAACAAAGTGAAATATTTTCGCTAGGGTTTGAAAGAGACCTGCACGATTCCCGGACCTGAGGCGAGGGACGGTGAGACTTTAGAAAACAGAACAAACAGAAACATGAATACAGAAACCTATGAACAATTCCTTTACCATAAATCGCAGCTTGGCGGCGACTTTGGTTTCACCCCGTCATTTTTGCCGGACTTTCTTTTCCCTTTCCAGAAGGCACTTTTGGAGTGGGCAATCAGCAAAGGGCGGGCGGCAATCTTTGCTGATTGCGGACTTGGCAAGACAGCCATGCAACTTGTGTGGTGCCAGAACGTAGTCGAGAAAACAAACGGAAATGTCCTGATTCTCACTCCGCTGGCGGTTGGAGCGCAGACGGTGGCGGAGGCTTTGAAATTTGGGCTGCATGCGGCACGTTCACGCGACGGAAAACCGGCTGGAAAAATCACGGTGACGAACTACGAAAAGCTTCACCTGTTTGACCCGAAAGACTTTGCCGGAGTTGCGTGCGATGAAAGCAGCATCATTAAACATGCGACAGGCGCAACGCAAAAGGCCGTCACGCGGTTTATGTCTAAGTTGCCTTATCGCTCGCTATGGACCGCAACAGCCGCGCCAAACGACTTTACGGAGCTTGGAACATCATCGGAGGCACTCGGGAACTTGAACAATTCCGAAATGCTTTCCCGTTTTTTCAAGCAGATGGACCAAAAGACAACGGACCAATACGAGAAGAAAATCGACAACCTAGAGAAGCAGGCAAACCACTTCGGGAAAATCTCGTTCCGTGTTTCGCAGGCAATCAATGGTTGGCGACTAAAGGGCCACGCGCACGACCATTTCTGGCGTTGGGTTTGCAGTTGGGCTAGAGCTTGCAGGAAACCTTCTGACCTTGGCTTTTCCGATGCAGGATACGTTCTCCCTGACCTTATCGAACGCGAGCACGTGGTGAAGCCTACAACGCCACCGGAAGGCATGCTGTTCACGATGCCAGCTTTCGGACTAGCGGAAGAAAGAGACGAGCGCAGGCGCACACTGACAGAGCGTTGCCAGATGGCAGCGGATCTTGTGAATCACCGAAAGCCCGCCGTTGTATGGTGCCACATGAATAACGAAGGCGACCTGTTGGAAAAGATGATTCCCGACAGCGTGCAAGTAAAGGGGGCGATGGATGACGACGAGAAAGAAGAGGCTTACGCGGCGTTTCAAGCGCAAGAAAAGCGTGTTCTCATTGTTAAGCCAAAAATTGGAGCATGGGGACTCAACTGGCAATTTTGTAATCACGTTGTCACGTTCGCTTCTCACTCTTACGAACAGTATTACCAGTCAATCCGACGTTGCTGGCGGTTCGGGCAAAAGAAACCCGTTACAGTGGACATTATCGCGAGCGAGGGAGAACAGCGTGTACGCGACAACATGATGAGGAAAGCTCAACAGGCGGACAAAATGTTTGAGGAACTTGTTAAACACATGAACAACGCAATCAGACTTGAACGACAAATCAAAACAATCAAACCCGCGCTTCCGGCGTGGCTCAAATAACAACTCTATGACAACAAAAAAAGAAACCACCGAAACAATGAACCAAGTAATTACAGACAAATACGCCCTTTATCACGGCGATTGCGTCGAAGTAATGAAACAACTACCGGAAGGAGTTGTTGACCTCTCCGTTTATTCTCCACCGTTCGCGGGCCTATACCAATACAGCAGCGACGATCAGGACTTGTCGAACTGCATTAACCGTGACGAGTTTTACGATCATTACGGCTATGTGATTCGTGAGCTTCACCGGCTCACAAAACCGGGACGAATGACGGCAGTTCACTGCATGGACATTCCGACCGGAAACAGCGGTTGCGACGCGCTAGTTGACTTTCCCGGCGATGTGATTCGCTTGCACGAAAAAAACGGATGGCGGTTCACTCATCGGTATTTCATCTGGAAAGAGCCGCTAACGGTTCGCAATCGCACGATGATGAAAAGCTTGGCTCACCGAACGATGTGCGAGGACTCGACCCGTTGCTCTATGGCAAACGCGGACCAGCTTTTGATCTTCCGACGCAGCGGAGAAAACGAAGTGCCGGTTGCGCATCCGACCGGACTGCATCGCTACGCTGGCGAAGAACAGATGCCCGCAGAGTTGCTTCACCTGAAAGGCATGGAAGGCGACCAAAAGAAAAACCGCTTTTCTCATTGGATTTGGAGACGCTACGCTGACGCATTCTGGGATGATATTCGCATTGACAATGTTCTTCCGCATCGCGAAGCCAAAGACAACGATGACGAGCGGCATTGTCACCCTTTGCAACTCGACGTTATCGAGCGGGCATGCGTCCTTTGGAGCAACGTAGGGGAAACTGTGTTCACTCCTTTCATGGGAGTTGGCAGCGAGGTTTATGGCGCAGTTGTGAACGCACGGCGAGGCATGGGAGTTGAGCTTAAAAGCAGCTACTTTAAGCAAGCTGTTCTCAACTTGTCAGACGTGGAAAACCACCGCGAACAAGATCAGCTGATATGACCCGAACCTGCCAAACCTGCATTCACTACCACGAAGAGGAGTTCAACGCATTTTGCAAACGCAATCCTCCGGTTGACGACTACCGATGGCCCAAAGTGCTAAAAGGGCACTCATGCTCGGAATACAAGCAAATGCAAAAAACAGCGAGGGCGATGAAAGTGAACGTTCCGACAACGGAAATCAGCAAGCGGATAGCGGACCTTTTCGGGCGAAGTCATGCAACGCCGTGGAATGAGTCTGAAATCAAGTCATACAAAGCCGCCGGACGGATTCAAATCGCGGACTTGGAACTAATCGAGCGTTACTACGCCGCAGAGCGGTCAAAAGGCGAGAAAGGGCTTCACAGGCGCGACCTTGGCACGTTCCTGAACAACTTCGCAGGAGAGCTTGACAGAGCAAGGGCAAAGGCTCCAAAGGCGACATCAGCAAAGCAGACAGACCCCGAAGGCTGGCGCGAATGGATGAAGGAAAAAGGCTACGAATACGCCGAGTTCTCAAAGGCCAGAGGCTACATGAAAGATGAGTTTTCCAGAGAGAAACGAAAATAAATGAAAAAATCATTTGACGTTTTTGATATGACGTATAAAAGAGGGGAAACAGAACACATGAGCACCAAAAACCAAAGTATGATTACTCCACTTATTGAGCTAGACGTTCAAAGCGAAAAGCAACCTGACATTCGCGTAAAACCATTCACATTTGAATCAACGGAAGTTGAGATAGAGGCTGTGACAGAAATCGGAAAGACTCTTTTTGCTTCGATGTTTGGACAAGGTGCCGTGTCCGTAACGATGAAGAAATCGACGCTGTTTGATTTCGAGAAATTCGCGAATCAGCGCGGGGTTTTAGTGGCTTAAACCACTCCATTCACGGATGAAGATTCCGTGATGCTTTGGGAAAGAAAACCATGACCGGCGGGGAAAGAAGCCGCACTGATAACAAACAACCAAACCAAAACAGAATGAACATGAACAAACCACACAAACACGCAGCACTTATGCTTCAATACGCACGAGACGCAGCCGAAACTGAGACGCCTTGGGAACGATGGCAGTATAAGTCAATCTACGACGCAGATTGGATTGACGGAAAAGTTGATTTCGCATTTTATCAAGGGTGGGAATACCGCCGCAAGCCCCGCTTCATCCTAATCAACGGAATCGAGGTGCCGGAGCCGATGCGGGAGAAGCCGGAGATTGGTGATATTTATTACGTTCCGCAGGTAAGATACACGTTTGTTGAGCAACTAAAATGGGCCGGAAATGGGATTGATATTTTTAATCTCAATAGTGGACTAGTTCATCTTACGGAATCAGCGGCATTATCACACGTGAATGCGTTGTTGAGCTTCACCAAAAAGGAGGAACCAAAATGAACGAACTATTCAACGAAATCCCAGAATCAAAACCGAACCGCCTAAGAGCCGCAAGAATCGCGTGCGAGAAAGCGCAGGAGCACTACGACATCCTCCGTGATGCAAGGGATAACTACGACGCGCAGACCACGGAAAAGAAGTGGGAGATAGGCGAGGCATCGCATAAGCTACAGGACGCGGAGGACGAGCTAAGGGCGGCGGAATTGGAGGCGAAGAATGACCGCTGAGGAAACTCGCGAATGGACCTACAGACTCAATGAAGCACTCGCGCTAGGAAGAAACCCAAAGCGAGCGGAAGCCGAGGCGAACGAGTGGATGGAAAGAATCAATGAAGATGAAAAGAAACTAGAGGAATGACCTACCTACCCGACATTCACCGCATCCTCCCGCAGAGTCCAGACGCGGAGAAAGGCATACTTGCGAGCATCATTCTTGCGCCTTACGAGTGCGTAGCGATTTGCGACGATGCAGGAGTTGACGCGGACTGGTTTCACATTCCGGCGCACGCGACGGTGTGGCAGGCAATGCGGGCTATTCTCGACGCTCCTAGCGGGCAGTTGTCGTTTATCAGCCTGACAACCTATCTGCGCGACAGGAACGCTCTTGAAGGCGTAGGAGGCTCTGGTTTTATAAACGAGCTTTACACGTTCCTTCCGACGGCTGGGAACCTGCAATATTACATCGACGTAGCAGGGGCAAAGCTAAGGCTACGGAGAATCATCAAGCTTGGAACAGAGTTCGCATCACGCGCTTATGACGAGCAACACGAAGCTGAAACGCTGGCGTCGGAGTTTGAATCCAAAGTATTGACGCTTTCGGAAGGCAAGGCAGGACGGGCAGAGCAAAGCAATAAGCAACTCGTCACGGCTGTAATCGAGGACGTAAAAACCCTGTATGAGAACAAGGGGAAGATCACAGGAAGCGAAACCGGATTCACCCAGTATGACCTTTTGACGAACGGACTTCATCCCGAGGAAATGACGGTTTTCGCAGCGCGTCCCGGTGTAGGAAAAACAGCGTTTGCGCTGGCCATAACGGAGCACGTCATACTTCGCCTCGGGATTCCTGTTATCTTCGTCTCGCTTGAAATGTCGCCAAAACAACTCATGGCACGCTTAGTTTATTCGCTCGCACGATTGAACCGGCAGCGGGTCCGCGACGGGCATATGACGGAACGCGATTGGCCTTCTTTAACTGCGGCAGCGCAACAACTCGCTACTTCGCTTGTGACCATTATCGACACCGGAGAGACGGGCGGAAGCATTCAGAAGATCCGCTCGAAAGCACGCGCAAAGGTCCGCGAGCTACGAAAGAGCGGGCACGCTCACGTTGTTTTCATCGGGGATTATTTGCAGTTGATGACAAGCGACGGGAAGAAAGCTGGCAATCGCGAACAGGAGGTTGCTGAAGTGTCGCGAGGTTTGAAGATGATGTCGAAAGAGTTGCAAATTCCGGTTGTCGTTTTAGCGCAGATAAACCGCTCATCTGTCAAGGAAAGGCGAAAGGCAAAAATAAGCGACATCAGAGAGACAGGCGCAATTGAACAAGATGCTGATAATATTGGACTGTTGGACCGGCCAGAAATGGATTGCGAACCAGACGATCCTGAGCTTGAATCACTGCGCGGAAAAGCAGAAATCTACATTGGAAAGCAGCGCAACGGACCCGCGCAAGAAACAGTTGAACTCCGATACGTGAAGGAATACGCACGATTTGAAAATTTATGAACACAACAACAGAACATAAAACAAAACGAGACGAAGATGTCGAAAGATGGTTTTCCGTCTTAAAAATGAGGCGTCACGGATTTAAGTGGCGGGAGATTGCGGCGCATTACAACTGCAATCCCGATTCCCTGCCGAAGATGGCGAAGAAGGCTGAGAACATAGAAAGGCAACAGCAAGGGCTTCCGCAAATTAAGCCGCCGAAAATCAGGACGTTTGTCATTTGCGAAAACAAGCGTTTTTACTGCTTGGATAAAGTCTATTGGGATGGAACTTCAAAGCTTGAATGCGAATGCGGATGCGCTCAATTCCCGATTCACAGCGAGCGCGGGAAAGAGCTGAAAGCTCTGCGAGAAAAGTGCAAAACCGCGCTTTCGCTTGGCGACACGAGGAAACAGGACAAGCCCGCTCTGTGCAGCAAGTTCGCGGATTGGGTAGTAATCGACACACGATACGCAAGGCAGATCACAATATGACAACACACGAAGCATACCACAAACGCAGACGCGAAAAGGCAGAGGACCGATGGTTCAAAGTTCTCGCCAAGAAACGCGAGGGGCTGAAATGGCGCGAGGTGGCTGCATTCTTCGGAATCGACACAGCTTTTGCGTTTCGCATGGCTACACAGGCGGAAGAAATCGAGCTAAGGAGGAAAGGATTATGAGCGACACACCGGAGACGGATGCGTTATTCGCAACAGGATGCGGAAAGTTTCGGCTATGCGTTCACGCTGAAAAGCTTGAGCTAGAGCGCGACGAGGCGAGGAAAGAGGTTGAGCAACTGAAATCTGAACGCGAGAACTGGCGGCTGAGCAGCGTTTGCAGGGAGTTGAAAGCAGAGGTTGAGCGGCTGAAATGGAGACTCAATCATTGCGCCGAAAACATAGGTGACTTAGTTGCGATTAAATTCGCAACTGGCGCATCGGATGCTGAAATTGATTCAGCAATGAAAGGAGACAAATGAAAATGAAGAAATCACCAACGCAATGCACACTTGACAAGCTACGGGAGGACTGCGATGCCGTGCAGGTTGTCGAACACTGGCAGTCTTTTTTTGGGCGCAAGGGCGGAGTCCGAAAAGACCTTTTTGGGTTTATCGACATTATCGCTTTGCGCGGAGAGGAAACTATTGCCGTGCAAGCTACAAGCTGGACCTCTGTATCAGCCCGCGTGAAGAAAATAGCGGAGTCAGAACACGTATCAGCCGTTCGTAAGGCGGGATGGAAAATCCTCGTTTACGGATGGCGAAAGAACGAGAAAACGAACCGATACGAAGCGCGAATTATTGACCTGTCATGACCAATGACACAGCCCGATGCGACGGCGCCGGAAGCATAGAAAACGGCGTTCAATACTGGCGGGAAGGTTGCGAGACTTGCCTTAGAAGAACCGCACCGAGGTCGGAAACGGTTTCGATGATTCAGCCGCCGATGATTATTGCCTTTGAGTGTGAATACTTGATAGAACCAGAGAACAAATAAACCTATGAAATACTACATTGCTATCGACAAAGACGATATCATTTGGGGCGTCGGGACAACGAAAACTGAGGCGCGAAAAGATGCAACTGGAACGAAGGAAAAGCTCAAGGTTTTGCAATGCACAAAAGAGCTATTCAACGAAGTGAAAGACTTCGGCTATTGCCACGAAGACATTTACGGCAGCAACGATTCGTCACTAGCCTATTGGAGCTACAGCCGTAAGCGTCAAATTGCTTATCTTCCGAAAGAGACAAAGCGTAAGAACGTATTTTTTACGATATGAACCATAAACCTATGAACACAACAGAACTAACACCGGAACAAAAGCGCATCGCGATTGCGGAGGCGTGTGGGTGGACGAGTTTACGAGTAATACAAGGCGACCCTATTGGAAGGCCGCCAAACGTAAAAGACGAATACCGATTTCCTCCCGACTATCTCAACGACCTAAACGCGATGGACGAGGCGGAGAGCACGAAACACATGCCATATACTGCTGATTACGTTTGGTGGCTCGGAAGAATTGTTTGCGAGGCTCGCGTCATGAATCCAGACAAACAAGACGAATCCTATTTGAATGCAATGGCAGTTTTTGCGGACGCCGCCCAACGCGCAGACGCATTCGGAAAAACCCTTGGACTTTGGTAGTATGGAACCGCAATCACTAACCGCCGAACTAGTGGAAATCGGCAACGATGACGAAGGAACGCCAAGGCTGATTTTCATCGCCACGCGGGAGCAAATCGTGCAGATGAAGCGAGTGCCGTTATACAGGCAAGTTAAGCTCACGATGGAGGTTTTACCGGATGAACATGGAGACTGAACAGGAACCAGAACCAGAACCCGATGACTGCGATCACGAAGCCGTTTTCGTCGGAATGGCGGATGACGGAACTTGTTTCTATCGGTGCCGGAAGTGCAGGAAAGAAGACAATGACTAAAAAGATTGCAGCATTGTTTATCCAGACTGACGGATGCTATGCAGACATTGATTTTATAGACGCATGGCCAGAAGAAAGAGATGCGCGAAAATACAAAGGGGAGTTGCCGGTTGTGGCGCATCCTCCGTGTCAACTGTGGGGAAACCTTTCTTGCGTTAATTTCGCTCGATGGGGAGGCGAACACAATAGGCCCGGAAACGACGCAGGATGCTTCCAATCTGCGCTTGATAACGTGAGGCGATGCGGAGGCGTATTAGAACACCCTGCAATGTCTAAGGCGTTCTCAAAGCACGGAATCACATCGCCAGTGCAAATGGGATGGCAATTAGTAGAATGCGGAGGATGGGTCTGTGAAGTCTGGCAATCCGCATACGGACACAGAGCGAATAAAGCTACGTGGCTGTATTATTACGGACAAACCCCGCCGCACTGCCTATTATGGGAGCGAAAAACAGGCACGCATCAAGTAGGAATGAAATGCACTCAGGGAATAAGAGCTTTGGAACCTTGGAGGAACAAGCCAAGCTTGAACAAGAAAGAAGCCAATGCTACCCCGATTGCATTTAGAGACGAATTGATAAAGCTCGCTATAAACGCAAAGAAACCCCGCTCCGGTTAAAGAGCGGGGTTTTTAGTGCGGTTGTGGTGAGGTTAAAACGGAATGGCTGAATCCTCCAAGTCATCCTTCGGAGGCGCAGCCTTAGCCTTTGGAGCGGCAGCTTTCGGCTTTACCTCAACGTGCTTCCAATTCCCGATAATCGGCCCTTTCTCCCCCGCTTCTCGGGCTTCTTTCGGAATGTCCAAAGTAATGAAGCCGTCGTTCTGGTATCGGTCTTTTCCTTCTTTGTTTTCGAGTGCCGTAGCGTCGAGATAAACGCTTTTGTCGTTCACGAATAGGTTATTCGCCGCAATCGGAATCGCGATGAAATCGGTCCCTTCTTTGGATGTAAATTGCTTGACTCCGTGGAGCTTTAGCAGGTTGATTTTCAGTTTTTGCATGTTGGTTTAGTTGGTTTTTAATCTTGTGCAGGAGTATTCCGACAAATTTGTTAGTGATCTGGATTGTTCGCCAGCCTCACAATGTGCAGCCTCACTTCGACCTGCTGCGCGTCTGGAGTCTCGCCAGTGTAGGTGCTACGATTCAGCGCATCCTCACGGGTCGGACATAGAGCGGATGAAATTTTACCATCTGGATAGACGTTCAGCCACCAGTTGCGTTGCATCGCCCATGATGCATCAGCCTCGTTTGAATCCTTATTTGCCATCACCGCTTTTGCTGACTCAATCGCCGCGTCAATGTCGTATCTGTCAGTGACAGAAATAATCAGTTTCGACGCTTCTTCGGCGCTGTAAATCAGCGCGGCGAAGGCGTCGCGAGTTGTGCTCAATTCCTGTTCTAATTTCTGCGCGAAGGTTTTTTTTACTACGGGGTCCGTTGTGTCCCATCCGCAAGGAAGCGTTGCCGCATCGGTGCGAGGGGTGTTGGCTGGATTAACCCCATAACACTTTGCAGGTTTCGGGGCATCAAGCAGCGCGTCTTCTTGTTCCTTGGTCATTTCGCGCCCTCCATAAAACCGAGTGTTGGCACTTCCCCGCGCATCCTTCGGTATTCGAGTTCAACTCTAAAACTCGCGACTATTTTGCCGCTGGCATTACTCACGGCTTCCGCCGCGTCGGGTGTAATTTCTTTTGCGCGAACGGCTGCGATTGTCTCGCAGAGCACGGCGCGGAGTTCTTGCATGTTCGTTGGTGTCGTCATTTTGTTTTTCGTAGTTGTCTTTGAAGTTGGATATGGGTTCGTTTCAGTTCGATAAGCTCGGGAGGACACTCGCCAACACGGAGGTGCATTTTCTTGGCTACATACGACGCCGATAGGTTCTCGATTTCGCGGCGGTTGCATTCCTTCACAACATCCGGGTGCCGTTCGCGCCACCGCTTGTTTATGGCATTCTTCTTTGCGCGATTGGCCTTGTTCCACTTCGAACGATATTCGCGGCGGCGTTCTTTGTTCTTCGCGTAGTTGTCACGCGAGTATTGCCGGCATCGTTCGATGTTCTTCAATCTCCACGCTTTCTCGTAAGCGCGTTTCTCTGCTTTGATCAGTTCTGGCGAGTTCATAAAGCTGGCGAACTAGACGATGGAGCGGACGTGCCGCCGCTCATCTGGTCGTTCGGCTTCTTGAGTTCATGGAGCGACCACTTGAGTTCGTCCCGGTAGTTGGACGCCTGCCCGTCTCGCCCATAGCCGCAGTAAGCGTCGGCACGCTCCCCGCGTAGCAGGGCGTCCACGAGCGACTGAGCGTCCTCGTTGACGTTTTGCTGGAGCCTCAGTTCGTCGCGCAATGCCCATGCGGACAACCGCCGAACAAGGCGCTGGATACAACGCCATACGGCGCTGCTTGGTGATTTCGATGGTCTATTCATGGCGTGTGTCAGCTTGGTCGTTCACCTCAGAGTTGGTTTGTGCCCTCAACTTCTGTGCACGATACCTGCAATTTTCGTCATTGTATCGGTCAGCGTAAGCCTCAAGGAACTTCGCCGCAAGCCTCCGGTGCGGCTCAGACTTAGTCTCGCCGTTCTCTACGCAGTGGACGAATGCCCACGCTGACTCGTATGCGAGCGCGTCTAGTTTTTCTTTAGGGTCTGGAACCGTGCTCATTGTGTTACTTACTCCAGCG